CGCACAGGGATTAAAGCCCATCACACGATAGTCTTTTCCATCTGGCGCATCCTTTAGTCTGCCATAATTACGAGCAACATCAAGCCAGATAAAACCTGGCTCTCCGTTTTCTGTAACTAAATCTACATAGTCTTCGTACTTTGTTCCCACTTCTGCTGAAATAGAATTATTAGACATCCAAGCCCAACCTGGATTTTCTGGATCAAATGAGTTACGCTCTGGGAATAGTTCTGAGTTCTTTAAATTCATAAATGTTTCATCCCCCGCATTACCCAAAGCAAGGGTTGCTGAGCGACGAACATTGCCTGATACCACACAGGTACCAATAAGATTTACAAGGTCTACGATAGCACGAGAGTCTAGTGTTTCACCTGCTCTGGAGCCGATTACACGGTCTATATGGTCGTGCAACTTGATAAGAGGTGCAGGGCCTGATGCAACGCCTCCAAAGCCCTTTATAGGGGCTCCTAGGGGTCTAATCAAATCATAACTAAACTTTTGAATACTTTGATTTGCTCTGAGGTAAGAGTTAATTAGAAGTCTGACTGACTCTACCCATCCCTCACGAGTGTCTGGAATTTCGAACACCTGTTCTGGTTCTGTTGGGGCATAGATTAAGAAATGCTTGTCCTGTCCTACTGTGTCAAAGCCAACACCAATACCTAACATTAATGCATCCATAACCCAAGCAAATAAGGCTCCTGGATCATTTTTGTCAAGGTCCTTGGTAGATACCATTGCACAGTTCTGTAGTGCTGCTGAGTTCTTTTTTTCCATTACCATAGGAGTTCCAAATGCCCACATGCCTCGTCCTGGTGGTGTCCACTTTAATTCAAACATTCTTTGGAATGCTTCCTGTGCAGACTTCTGAGCCTTGTAATCATTCCAAGGAAGACGATTTTCTTTAGCGTGATTCTTCTGTACTGAGTACATACCCTCGATTACACGACGACAAACTTCATGCCAACGTTCTTTAGTTCCATCTTCCTTCATGCGAGAATAAGTACGGATAAATGTAATTTCTCCTAAAGAGTTTTCTGCTGCATCCTTAAAACCAAAAGGGCTTGGAGCAGAAATATACTTATCTATAAAATCTTCTGGAAGTCTAAAACTAAAAAAATCTGACATGTGTATCGTCCTTTCAAAAACGGAATAGTCTTAAGTATAGCAGAGTTTTTAAAAAAGTAAAACTCTACCTAAATGTATTGTTGAGAGTTATGTAAAAACTAATTCAATAATAGAATTAGTGAATCCAGTGTTGTGGTACCATAATCTTTTCACCGCTTTTAACTAAGTGAGCAGTGTGATGATATGGTGGTGATGGAGGAAATACAATAATACTTCCTGCTTTTGGCTTAACTGCAAATTGATATGCTGCAGGATCTGCATTTGCAAAATCTGAATCTGGAGTTGGACCTTGAATAGGACCCTTTGGATCTCTGATTGTAAAAGAAATTTCTCCACCCTCGTAATCATCGTTAAGATACATTACGAAAGAAACCTTAAGTCTTTCATCTCCTTCTTGCTGATCAAAGTGTGCACCCATAAAGGTTCCAGCCTGATACTTTTTAATAGGATACATTGGAAACAGTTTTGGCTCTTCTGTAATACCGTGTGCTGCAGCATAGTCTCTTGCCACATCATCAAATGCTTTTTGTAAAGTGTTATAAATATATTTATCTTTTTCATCAGCATCTGGGCTTAAAGCAATAGTCTTATCTGTCCCATAGATATACTCTTGTCCACTACACGCCATCCACTCACCCCAAGGATCCTTGTTGTCATTCTCAATTGCTTCAACAAGTTTTTTTGGGTCTTCGATTACGTTTGTGTAATAGTAAACCTTCTCTTCAAGTATTTCTCTGTCCATGGTCATCTCCTAGTATTTATTATTTTTATAAAAGTCTTTTACCTTTATAAATCCTACAGTTACATATCTAATTGGGCCTTCTCCAACATGCGTTACTCCATGCTCATATTCTTCATTTCCTGGGAAAATAAGAAGAGATCCTGGCTTTGGCTTTGGTGTTATTCCTGGCTTGTTTTTAAAAAATAGTGTTCCTTCGTTGTAGTCATCATTAAGATAAAGTATAGCAGCATATCTAATTGAAGGGTCGGTGTGTTGATCTGTATGACTTTTTAATTCTGTTTTAGGCTGCATTCTTTGAAGAGTTGCAAAACCTGCAAGTTCTAGAGTTTCATCGGCCTTATCTATCAAGTCTTGAATTCTTTTATGCATTGCTCTTGAGAGATTGCGATTTGAAATATTTAAATTTTTGTCATACCAGTTATATGTTATTTCAAACTTTCCTTCTTTTACAAGACTGTCTACATCGTCTGTTCCAAACTTTTCTAGGCAAAATCTTTTTAAACTATTTCCATACTCAACAGACCAATCTTCTTCTGGAGTATCTTGAATTATTAACAATATCTCTTCTAACTCTTCTTTTAATAGAAAATTTTCTACCATCAAGATCTCGTCCTTGAGCACTTGAGTAGTAAAGCCAGCCTCTTCTAATTCCTTTTTTAAAAATACATTCATTTTAAAGTTCTCCTATCTTGTACTTATTTCCATCTAATCCTATTTTATACCCTTGTTTTAATAAATTTTGCCACTCTGATCTTTCAACTTCTTGTTTTTCTCTTGTCTCTTTCATCTCTGCAGCCCAGGCATCTCTTAATTCTTGTGGGTATGCATCCTCTTCACGATCATCCCAAAATGAGCCAATTGTATATCTTACTCCACTTTCAATTAATGAGACTTCGTGCATATTGTTAAATCCACCGTCGAATACAGCAAGCATTCCAACCTTTGGTTGAATTTCTAAATCTTGTCCTGGGAATTTAAGAAGCCCTCCCTCAAAATTATCATTAAGATATAGGAACCCTGCATAACGACTTCTTGTAAATGCTCCAGACTTTCCTTCAGCATCTGTGTTGTCTGAGTGTATTCTTGCGTATGCTCCTGGTTCCCACTTTTGTGTGTGGTATCCAATCTTAGAAATTATTTTTGGGTCAAGATCATGAACTGAAGCGATTGCTTCTGGCATTGTTTTTTCAATGTCTGAAAAGATAGTTGGAGATAGGCCAGCGTCAGCGAGTTCTTGATCGTTGTCTTGTGGAAGAACAGAAGAATATGACTCGTAGAATGATATGGGCATCCAAGAGATTTTTCCGTTCTCTGCCTGAGCATCTAACGCTTCTATCATTTTTTGACAAGTTTCTTCATCAATAAAGTTTTCGTAGACAACAATATCTTTTGTTAGTCGTATCTTATTTTTTAAATTCATTTAACCCTTACTCCTTCTGGTATCTCGTGCCTGTTTGGGATTGTCTTTACATACTCTTCGTGAATGCTACCTTGCATATCATACCACGCTTCTTTGCCAAATTCTCTTTCTTTTTCAAACCATTCTTCACTTCCCACGCTGTATTTTCTCCAGTACATCCTGGAAAAGTACTTTTCTTTTTTAGAGGAGGGGAATACCCCGTGTAGATAAACTGTGTCATTCTTTGTTAGAATCTCTGGGTGCCCAGAAGGGAAAAGAAGCCAATCTCCTGCTTCTGGCTTATACTTAACTAATTCTCCATTTACAAAAAAATCAATTTCTCCGCCAACATAGTCATCGTTAAAATAGGCGTTTGCAGTTATTCCAAACTTATATCCTGGGCTAGGAATTGGCTCTCTTATAAAGTCAGAGTGGTATGTCATAGACATTGCGTCAGTTATTTCTTCATGATACTTGCAGATTGATGGACCATACATTTGCCACAATGGGACAATGTCTCCTTCATATGTTTTTATTTTTTCATCTTTGTCAAATCCAAACTCTTTACCATATCTAGATAGATAGTCTTCTGTTACTTTATAAAAAGACTCTAGAAGTTCTATAATAAAAGATTTTTCATCTTGTTTGATTTCCGTATTAGCCTCAATACTTTTTAAATTTTCAAGATTAAACTCTTTGTTAAAGTCTGAAACAGGATATGACAAATACTTTCCAAAATGTGACCACTTTTCCCATTGACCAAAAACCCTGTCCTCTTTGTTATCTGAAGATCTTTTAAGTATCTCGTAATTTTTTAATGGATCTTTAAACACATTTTTATACACAAGGATATTTGGGTATATCTCAACTACAGTAAATCCTGTATCTGTCACGGCTTTCTGTCTCCAGTGTGCTCTGTGATCTCCCAAAAGAATGGACAGGTGTATCTAATACCACTCTTAATTTCTGTTACTCCGTGAACATAGTTCATATCCCCTGGGAAAAAATATGCTGCACCCTTCTTAGGTTTAAACTTTACATCCTGTAGTGGGAAGTATAATTCTCCACCCTCATAATCTTCATTTAAATAAAATAGACTTGAAAGATCATAGTTTGGGAAATCATTTGGGAGTCCAGCATCTGGACCCTCGTGTAGTTCCTTATCTGCGTGAGGGTTCTGAAACTGTCCTGGAAGCCATCTAACGATAGTTGTACCAGTGGGGGTAACCTTTACCTTGTAAAACTCCTCAACGATTGGCTGTAGCCTCTGAAACAGTCCTGCAATAACTGGCGCAATTGTAGGATCATTTTTTTCTAAACTTGGCTGAGTTGCAACTCTATCTTTCCAGTAATCTGAATCATAAACGACTGTTCCATTTTCATTTACGTGGCTTTGAGTTACATCCCAAATTGTTAAAGATTTAGCAGCCTTTTCTAAAAATTCTATTTCTTCTGGGGTCATAAAATTTTCTAATTCAACAATCATTTCTTTGCCATTACCAAACCAGCCAGAAGGGGTCAGCGAAGGCTTTCTAACTACAACGGAAGCATCTTTATTATTCATAATTAAATTATATCACAGGGTTTTGCCCTATAATGTCCTCTCTATCTCTAGTTGTTTTAAGAATCTATCTGCGTTAAATCTCCAATTATCCCTTGCAAATGAAGTTACAATTTTAAGACAAAGTTCTTCATAGTCCTTTTTTTCTAACTTATCTTTAATTTGATGTAGCGCTTCAACTGTATCTATGTAGTTCTGCCTAACAAAAGATGGGTCTCCTGCGTGGTTTCTTTTTAAAACTTTTGTAGTTATACTGCCATCGGGACAATACAGAGATACTGTAAGATATTCTTTTGCAAATCCAGCATCCTGGTACATCTCGTACCCCTCAGTTGCTTGGGCTAAATTATCAAAAGATATTATTGATCTTACGGGAACTTCTCCATCTCTTGAAACGGTTATCATATAGTGACCAACTTTTCCAGCCTTGGCATTAAGAGTATACTCATCAACCATTGTGGAGTGCAAATTGTTTATTTCGTTCATAACTTCCTTTAAGTTGTTTGATCGTCTACATAAAGTTTTAAGACTTTTACTTCGTGTGCTCCAAGAGTTTCTTCTTTTTCATTTACAGCATTTCTATACCAGTCTGTCCACTGATTTGCTTTATTGAGTTCTTGAGCAGCATTTCCATAGGAAATGTTGGCCTCCACTCTTTTCCTATCATCATCTTTATAGTCTACAAGTTTGATAGTTGTTTCATTTAGTTGTGTCAAAGATATCGGAATAATAGTAGCAACTGGAGTTCCAGCCTTTATAACTACCCTTTTGTTTGCAAGTTTTGCTCTAATTGCTAGCGGAAGTGGATTGCCATAGAAAGAAGTACTAATTAAGCAAGACATTGTTTCAAACTCATCGCTAAAATAGTTAACTGGATTTATGGTAAGAATACTTACGTCTTGATCTGTTTTAAAAACTAAGCCCGTATCCATACTGACCGAAGACTGACCTCTTCCAGAATATGCTCTCTCTGGAGAAAATATTTCAACGTGATCCATTGACTGATCTGTTATTCCATCCCAGGTAAACTCTATGTCTTCCTTACAAGATAAACTATAGCCAATAACATTTGCCTGAGTTACTGGAAAACACCTGTAAGCATGTCCTTCTGATGTAGCATCCATCCAGTCTCTTTTAATAGACATTGGAGTAATTTCAAAAATAGCCCCTGGAGTTTTCTCTACTGAAATATTGTACATTAATGATTATCCGCAACATACATTTCAGGGGTATGATACTTCTTGTTATAATCAAGCATGGTGACAATAGAATACTTAGTACCTGAAGTTACTGGCATCGCTTGATGTGGGTACATAAAGTTTGATGGGAAGATGAATAGATCTCCAGCCTCTGCTTTAACTTTTAGATTTTGAAGTCTAAAGAAGAGTTCTCCACCCTCATAATCATCATTGACATATGATACTAATGAGACTGTGCAGTTATAGGAAAATCCATGATCGTGATGTTCTTGAAAGTGTTGTCCTGGTCCGTACTTGATAAAGTTAAACGCTTCCCAATACTGTAAATTATTTATGTTGTACATTCTTGAATAGTCTTGGACTGCTGGCAACTTTGCATCATATATATCTTGCCACAAAGACTGAAGGTTTTTAGATACTTCGCTAGGATCATTCTCTATATCAGTTTTCTTAAACTTAAAGTCTACGCAATCTCTATACTCTGGCATTAGTTGTTGGTATCCAACATATGCTGGCATCCAGTGGTATCGATCTCCCTCTGGAGACAACTTACCATACTCAGCAACAGAGCCAAGGTTGCTCTCAATTCTGTTTATTACGTCAAACTCTTTTTTAATAACGCCTTTGTAACAAAATATTCCGTTACCAAGATCTTGTTTTTCTGTCCATGTTTGCATGCTATATCCCTTATCTGTATTCTCGTCTTGACCAAACTTTGTTTTTATACACTCCGCCATCTGGCTGACGATAAAAGTTTGCGTTATCTACCATTTTACCATATATCTCAGACTGGTCAAGAATATCTATTTGATGTTCCCAGTTTTCTCTTTTAAAAGGAAGAACCTGCATATATGGTGTTCCTGCTGGAAGAGTTCCCTCCCATCCTTCTGCAATAAAAAATGGAAAACTCCCAAGCAAATGAACCTTGTCAGAATCAACAACCCCAGTAGTATTTAAAAATGGAAGATCAAACCTGTTCATTGGTGTCATAAATAGTGCACTATATCCATCTGGAAGTTCTAATCCCCAATCTGAACTCCATGCAAAGTGGTGTATGTAATACCCTTTTGGATGTTCAAACTGTGGCATTGGTGGTCGTTGAGTACAAAAGTCTTGATATTTTGCATCTTCTACTTTAACATTTATATTACCCTGAGCATTTTTAAAGAATGTTAAATCACATGGGGTTTTAAAAACGTATCCAGTTGAAAAAGCATCCATAATTGCTGGACAGGCTTTCCATGTTGGAATCTTGCCATAGTCGTCTACTGTTCCTTCTTTTGCAACTGGGCAAACTTGCTTTGGTGCCTTGTAGTATTCTCCATTTGGCATTTTTGCAAACCTATCAGCATCCTTGTACCAATCTGGAATTACCGATTGCGTTGGAGATGGAGTGGACTTGCTATCTTTATTTAGCCAAGGTCTAAATGATCTAAAAATTGCAAGGTTTGACTTTAATGTCACTACTTGTGGCCTAGTTCATTTATGTCTGTCATTACGACAACACAATACTTTGTTCCTGACTCCATAGGTAATGATGCATGTTCATATATGTAGTTGGATGGACAAAGAAGTATATCTCCTGCTTTTGGAGTATGAGTATATCCATCAAGTCTTGGGAACCTAATCTCTCCGCCTTCATAATCTTCATTAATATAGATTACTGCAGATACTGTGCAATTGTAGGCTGGGCCATGGTCAGCATGAATATTAAAATGCTTTCCCTCTCCCTCATATTTAACAAAATTAAATGCTTCATAATATACTACATTTATTCCCCAGTACCTTGCATAGTCATCTACACAAAACTTTAATTTTTGATATATCTCTTCATGTAGGTCTATTAATTCAGAATTAGAATTATCTTTTGGCCCTAGGTTTTCTTGCTTATACTTAAAGTCTACTGCATCTCTAGCCTTTTTAATGGGAGTATCAGAGTTAGTTACTTTTGCCTCTGACCACTTATACTTTCCGTCCCCGCCCAAATTTGATTCAAGGGTGTCTATGTATCTTTGAGAATCTTCTTTTGAAAATACATTTCTATACAGGTTAATCCCTAGCGCTGGGTTTTCAACTACGATACCATTTCCTATTGATCTTTCTGGATATCTAGTTGCTGCTGTTTCTGATCTATCTTTAGTAAACCAGGGTGTTTCATTTTCATCATATACTGACACAATAGTTCCTATCTTTGTAAGTTTGTCTAGATAAAAGTATACCACACCAATTTCTGATGTGGTATACCTTATTTATTTTTATATTAGGTTGCTCTTGGTGCTAATGGTCCACCGAAGTTAGGGAAGAATGGTGGGGCAAAGTATGGGAAGAATGGTGGGAAGAACGGGAAGAATGGGAAGAATGGTGGGAAGAATGGGAAGAATGGAAAGAATGGGAAGAATGGTGGGAAGAATGGAAAGAATGGGAAGAATGGTGGGAAGAACGGGAAGAACGGGAAGAATGGGAAGAATGGTGGGAAGAACGGGAAGAATGGTGGGAAAAATGGTGGGAAGAATGGGAAGAATGGTGGGAAGAACGGTGGGAAGAATGGAGCAACTGTTGTTACGTTATTAGATGCAGCAGAAGTTGCAGATGTTCCATTAGCGTTTATTGCTCGTACGGTATAAGTCTGTGCAGTGTTTGCTTCTTGTGTTACAACAACAGATGTTGCTGCGGTTGAATCAGTTTTACCATCTGATGCTGCCCAAACGTAAGATGTAATAGCAGTTCCACCATTTGCTGGTGCTGTCCAAGTTACTGTGTCTTGGTTAACTCCTGCTGTTGCTACTGGTGCTGAAGGAGTTGCTGGTACTGTCGTTACTGTTACTGCAGCAGAAGCAGAAGAGGCTGCAGAAGTTCCTGCAGCATTCGTGGCTGTTACTGTAAATGTTGGTGTTGCTCCAGAAGCAATTCCAGTTACAGTCAATGGAGATGATGCTCCAGTTGCTGTCTGTCCTGTGCTCGCTGTTACTGTAAAAGATGTAGCATTAGGAGAAAGTGCGGGTAAAGAAAAGGCTACAGAAACTGCACCATCATTGAATGGTCTATTTGTTCCTACGTTTGTTCCAGTAACACCTGTTGGTGCTAATGGCTCCAAAAAGTCATTTGACGCTTGGGACTTCTTACCTATCTTTTTACCTGCTGCCATTTTTAATCTCCTAATTTCTTATTGAATTTTGTATTACGCTGTCAAGTCGCCGTAGACAACCCATGTATTTGCTGCTCTCTTAAAGAGAGTACAAGATGACCAAGTTGTACGAAGTTTCAAGCCAGGTGTTGCATTAACTGTAACTGTTCCTGATACTGGGGCAATTGTTACTTGTCCCGCTCCTGTTTGTAGGATATCAATCGAAGTTCCAATTGGGAAGTCTAGTGTTGCATCTGTTGGGATTGTAAGGACTAGTGCTGATGCTGAACCCATCTCAATTAGATCATCTCTTTCAGTTAGTGATGAAAGTGTGTATGATGCTGTCTTTTGTGAAATTGGTGTTAAAGAGTCTACCTTTAATCCAAGGCTTGTTGTTACTGATGCTGCAAAGTTTGCGTCATCTCCAAGTGCTGCAGCAAGTTCATCAAGTGTGTTGAGGGCTGCTGGGGCACCTGTTAATAGTGCATTAACCTGTGATGTTGCATCTGCGATTGCTTCTGCCTTTGCAGTTGCGATTGCTGAAGACTGTGCTGTTGATACTGGCTTTGCTGTGTCTGCTGTGTTATCAACATTACCAAGTCCTAGTGAAGTCTTTGTAACTGCTGCTACGTCTGCAGTTGTTGCAAGTAGTGATGTATCTGCAATACCATGAACGTTTGTAGTGTCTGACTGGTGAGTTGTAACTGCTCCATCAGCGTATACCTTTGTTGCTATAGTTGAGTCAACATCGAATGCTTCTGTTCCTGCATTCCAATCAATTCCTACGCCTGCAAGTGCTGATTGATCTACTGTAGAGTTTGATACTGCAGTTGTTACATAGTCTTGTGTAGCAAGGGCTGCTGTATCTACAATACCGTGTACGTTTTCTGTCTCTGTATTGTGAGCAGTGATTGCTGACTGTGTTACTATTGCTTCGGCTGCAACGGCTGCTGCGATTGAAGAGTTTGTTGTTGCTGTTAAGGCAAGTGCTGAAGTATCTGCAATTCCGTGAACAGATGTTGTATCTGAATTATGTGTTGTTAGTGCAGTTGTAACTGATGTTTCTACTCCTGAAACTGTTGCAAGTAGTGTTGTATCGCCAATACCGTGAACATCTGTAGTATCTTGTCTGTGGGTATTTACTGAGTTTACTACTGTTGTAAAGAAGGCTGGGTCGTCTCCTATTGAGGCTGCCAATTCATTTAAAGTATTGAGAAGATCTGGAGCACCATCAATAAGTGCTGCTAGTTCTGCTGCAGTAGCAAAATATGTTAGAGCAGTCCATGCTGATGAACCGTTACCCATTTTAAATTTATTTGAGTCGGTTTCAAAACCAATCTCACCTGCTGCTAGAATTGGGTTTGCAGCCGTCCATTGTGCTGCAGTACCTCTGCGCTGTTGCATTCTTGTTGCCATATTTTTATTTCTCCTTATGGGGGCTGCCCATTTACTTATCTTATTATAACCCCTATTTTTTAATTGAAGTTATCTACTACACTACCGCCATCGAATACAACTGTCCATTCTGTTGTAGAAGGGCCACCTGAATCCAAACCTACACCCAATGGGCTATTAAATGATCCACCTTCATAGAACTGGGATACTATGAAACCAGTTCCATCAATTGCGGTATCGTGAATGTGCTGTGGTAAATTGTTTGTATCATCAATAGTTGCCTGGGTATACCATGCTCCATTGTAATAAAAATTAACTCTGTTTGTTGCAGTGTCTAACCACTGTGTTCCATTAGTTGGTGAAGAAGGAGCGGTTGAGCCTACAGTCATAGATCCTGCTACAGAATCTACATACTCCTTAGTTGTTGCATGTGATGCAATAGTAGGAGTTCCTACTGTTACTGCACCTCCGAATGTACCGCCATTTGCTACGGCTAATCCATTCTTGACTCTAAAGTCTTTATCAACTGTTGCCATTTACTACTCCTTCTTCCAACTATTTTTATTTTTTATTAAACTAGCAAGGTTCCAACAACTGAGATATTTGAACTATTGTTAGTTGTTGTAACCAAAACCTGAACATTGCTTCCAGATAGTGTTGCTGAAACTGATCCAAGAGAACCATTTGTTCCAACCATTCCGTATTCTGTAACTGCAATGTTATCATTAATATCAAGTGTCAAAAGTACCTTTGATATTTCTGTGTGGTTTCCATAAGAAACCTTTACAAGAAATTCTCCTGAACGGTAGGCACTCTTAGGCCATGAATAAACATGGTTTGTACCTGCTGTAGGAATACTTGCAGTTGCTGCGATTTGCTTAGCAATATCATTTAACTCAACCTCTGTAAAGTTTGGAGTGACTGCTTCAAGAGCAGATACTGCACGAGCATCTGTGAAGTAAAGGTTTGTACCTTCTGCAAGATCAGTTGTTGTAGAACCTGCTACACCGTTTTCTGCGGTGATAGTAAGACCTGTACCTGAACCTGTAATTGTAATGTTTGAAAGTGTTGCACCAGTCAAAAGATCTGCTGCTGAACTTTTAGCACGAACATCTGTAAAGTATTGTGCAGTTCCTTCTGCTACATCATCTGTATCAAGTGCATCTGCGTGGGCGATGGCTGCTGCCTGCGCTGCATTTGCTTTACTTGTTGCATCTGATGCTGCTGCTGCTTGTGCAGCGTTAGCCTTTGAAGTTGCATCTGCTGAAGCAGTTGCTTCTGCTGCAGCC